ATGAGTTAGAAGATAAAATGTATGAAGATGATAGTGATCCTGTAGGCGGTGGTGATATTGGAGTTAATGAGACTGAGAGTATTACAGATACAGCATTACAGGAATCATTAGAAACTTTAGTTAGTGATGATACTAGAGACTGGGTATACTTAGATCTTCCTAAGATAAATTTGGATGAAGTTGTTGTAGGTCATAAGGAAGTACAAGAGGATTTAACATTTGGATTTTATGGAAGATCATTCTGTGATAAAAGTGACCACGATTATTACTTTGAGAGTTTGGAATATGCTGATACTCATTATAAGCAGTATAAGAAAGATGCTCAGAAGTCAGTTAATTATCTTCTAAAACAATTTGAAATGAAGAAGTCTGCTGATGAGTATAAGAGAGCAGCAACATCTAAGACTGGTGTTATTGATACACAGTCTCTATACAAGTACAAACTAAGTGATGATATCTTTAGAAGAGTTACTGTAATTCCAGAAGGTAAGAATCACGGATTGGTATTCTTCCTTGACTGGTCAGGTTCTATGTGTCATAATCTATTGGATACATTAAAGCAAACATACAATCTTGTATGGTTCTGTAGGAAAGCAGGTATTCCATTTAGAGTATATGCATTCCAAAATGGATGGGATAGAGGTTCTAATCATCCAGCAATTACAGAACAGGAAAATGTTCTTGCATTTTGTAATGGGTTTAAACTTTTTGAATTCTTCTCATCAAGACAGAATGCAAAGTCATTAGATACATCTATGAAGTTAGTATACTTCCAAGCATTTTCTATGAATGGATATAGATTACGTGCTGTTGAAAAGTATGGTCTTGGTGGTACTCCTCTTAGTGAGGCTATCTTATGTTCAAGACAACTTGTAGATCTAATGAAGTCAGTTGAGAAAGTTCAAAAAGTAAATGTAGTTTGTTTAACTGATGGTGAATCAAATCAAATGCAATACACTACAAAGAATGAATCCACTTATTATGATTTAGATGAAAAACTTTGCACAAGGAACTTACGTTCAAATGTTAAATATATTTTGAGAGATTCTAAGACTGGTTATAGTCGTGAAATTTCTTCTAGTCCTTACTTAGTTACTAAAGAGATTGTTGGTTTCTTTAGAGAGATTACTGATTACAATTGGGTCGGTATTCGTATATGCCAGAAGAATGAGTTTAAAAGAACTACTCGTATCTTATCTTATGCTGAAGCAGAAGAGGCAGAAAAGCAATGGTCTAAAAATAAGTTTGCATCCATCAAAAAACTTCTTGGTTATACTGAGGCATTCTTTATGCCAACTAACGGTATGGGTGATGGCACTCAAGATCTTGAAGTTAAACAGAAGGGTGAAGTTGCAACTAGAGCAGAACTTAATCGTGCATTTAAAAAGCATATGGGTTCTAAGATGACAAACAAAACTGTCTTAAACAAATTCGTGGAGCAAATAGCATGAGCATATGGGATGGATATCGGGAGGCAGTATTTGATACGTTTCCCGATTTAAAATTTGAGAGTAATCACACAACTTGGAAAAATAAAAGAGATGTAAATCTCACTGCAGATCTATATTCTGGTAAGCATTTTATTAAGTCTAGGCACGTTGATATATGGGATGATACTGTTGATATCCATAACAATATAATATACCCTAAGACTGGACATAACCTTCCTTGTTTTGGTATGGACTTGATGGGATTTAATAAGAAGAAATGTATTATAGTATTTGACTTCCAACATCCAGTAGAAAATTATCTATTGAAAGTCCCACCATTACCTCAGACAACAGAGACCTATCGTTTCTTTGAGAAGGGTAATCACTTCTCTGATAATATCTTTGTAAGGTACTGTGAGATGGATGGGGTGGATACATTCCTACCAACATTCAAATACTATCTGTCACTCTATAAGGAAATGATAGATAAAGCAAAACCAACTGAAGAAGATACAACAGTCTATAAAGACTTTGATTCTTATATGATAAAGTTAGATCCTATTTCAGGATATCTTTCACATCAATTTGGTAAAGATGAATCTGAAAAATTAATCAAGGAGTTCTTTTTTAGTTATGCCTGAGTTAGTACAAGACATAGCAGTCTTACTTTCATTTACTATGCAAGACATTGAGGGTGTTAAACCATTAGAGTGTCCTATACCAGAAGTAAAGAAAGATGATTTGTCTATTAAAAATACAATGTATACTGCACCTGGTCTCAGGAAGATACATTTAGAATTAGCAGAATTGAAGGGAATGAAGATACTACATTCAGTATTCTTTCCTGATCCAAATTACAATCTTCCTATCTTTGGATGTGACATCGTTGCCACAGAGAAGGTAATCACTGCTGCTATCGTTGATATATCTCCTGTACGAGGTTTTAATGAATGGGATGAGATAAGAGAAGTTAGTAACAATTTTAATATTGGTGAGAAGAGGCCACTTCCATTGTGGGGTGATGAAATATTTTCTCCTCATTGTAAGTTCATGCGTCTTACTAAGGATATAGATATGGCAAACTTCTACTGTCTTGTTTTAAATTATCTTGGTATATATTGTAGGTTGCATCAGAAGGCTACAAGAGATCCAGACTGGTGTGCAGCAATGCTTAGGTACGATGATCAGATTTATTATTGTGATCAGCAAAGAAAGAATGATAAGACTCGTGGCATTTTAGAAAGATGGTTCGATAAAGATTGGACAAATGATTATATAGATAAAGTATTATTCGATAAACCATCATCTGACGATATAAAATATGGAACCGATTAAATGGGAAGCGTACATTCTATTAGAATCTAATAGGTTAACTAAAGTAGAATTTCTTTGTTCATCTAATCTAAGACAAGATGCTGAACAGAAATGTAAATCCTTGTTTGGTGTGTCTGATGTGAGACAGTTGAAGAGAATATGGACAGTTAATTAAGTGTCCATAGGACATTGATTTAAAGTTCAATTCTGTTATAATAAGCATATAGAAACAAAGAGTCATTATGCCAATCAAATCAGAAGTTACTACTGAACAAATTATTTCCTTTCTTAAGGACAAGCATGGAGCTAATGCTAAAGTTGATACTATCGACTTGAGAGCAGCAGGCAACAAACTTAAATTGTCTTATCCTACTGTTAATAAAAGACTTAAAGCATATAAGAAGGGTAGAGGTACTTGGGACTTGACTGCTTTAGATATTGAGAAAGCATATAAAGCACCTGCTGCAGAACCTGTTGTAAAAGTTTCCTATGTTCCAGAAAATGATCCGAACTATGTACCCTTCGGCAATGCGAAAGCTCTTAAAAAAGTTGTTGGTTCTAGACAGTTTTACCCTGTTTTTATTACTGGCCTTAGTGGTAACGGTAAAACATTAGGAGTAGAACAGGCATGTGCTCAACTAAATAGAGAATTGATACGTGTTAATATTACTATAGAAACAGATGAAGATGATCTCATTGGCGGCTTCAGGCTTGTTAACGGTGACACCGTTTGGCACAACGGACCAGTTGTTGAAGCTCTCAACAGAGGGGCTGTCTTGCTCCTTGACGAAATCGACCTTGCCTCAAACAAGATTCTCTGTCTCCAATCCGTCCTTGAAGGTAAAGGAATTTTCCTTAAAAAGACTGGAAGATACGTCAAACCAGCACCAGGGTTCACAGTTATTGCCACCGCAAATACTAAAGGTAAAGGTTCAGACGACGGAAGATTTGTTGGAACTAACGTGCTCAACGAAGCCTTCCTTGAAAGATTCCCAGTAACCTTTGAACAGGATTATCCATCACCTGTTATTGAACAAAAGATTCTAAAGAATATTGGTTGCGACTTGCAATTTTCTGAAAATCTGGTAAAATGGGCAGGAGTGATAAGGAAAACATTCTTCGATGGAGGAGTGGATGAAGTTATCACAACACGTCGTCTAGTACACATTGCACAAGCATACTCCATCTTTGGTGACCGCCTAGTAGCTATCACCAATTGTGTAAACAGATTTGATGATGATACTAAACAATCATTCTTAGATCTTTACACTAAAGTTGATGCTGGTGAAGAAACTACCGAAGGAGAAATTTAATGCACGGAGATCTAGAACCAGAAGAACATCATTGGGGTGATGACTCATATCATGTCAATGATCTCTGGGAAGACATGGACCGCCTCAACGCTTTGTATGAGGAAATGATGTGGCCACATGATGATGTGTTAGAATTTATACCCGATCATGCAAATGATCGGATTATTATTCAGAACAAGTCTAGAAAAGGTTTATGAAGTACAATGAAAATGAGATCTTGAAAGAGGTCTCAGACTATATTAGTCAAACTTACAGGGGTCACTACTCCTCAAACAATGTTCAGACATTGGACTTGATTGATTCAGTAGGTGACGCAGAGGCATTCTGTAGGTCTAACATATTGAAATATGCCTCAAGGTATGATAGAAAGGGTACAGCACGTAAGGACATCATTAAGATTATCCACTATGCTGTACTCCTTTTACACTTTAACGATAAGACTGCTGCAGCAAATGCTCTCCAGTCTACATCCACCCCTTTCTCCGTTGATTATGACAAGTAAATGACTGTATTATCCAAACCAACAATTGAAGTATTAAAGAACTTTTGTTCTATTAACAAATCCATTGTTATCAATCCTGGTAACAAGTTAAGCACACTGAGTATCAATAAAAATATTCTTGCTATAGCTGATATACAAGAACAGTTTGAATCCCAATTATCAATTTATGATTTGGGTGTATTTCTTGGTGGTTTATCTTTGTTTGAACAACCAACTATTGATACAACAAAGGATAATTATGTCACTGTGAGTGACACTAAGGGTAGATCTAAGACTAGGTTCTTTTATGCTGACCCTGATATTATTACTCAACCACCTGAGAAGGAAATTGAATTACCA